CAGCGGACTCTGAAGTCTGGTGCGCACCCTGAGCAGTCCGTGAAGCGAGAATGGGTGCAGACGACCGCCCCGCTGCTTCCGTGGAAGCATTATGAGCAGGGCGATTGGATGTGGGTCGAGCGGGCCGATGGGCGCGAGTGGATGCGCGTCCAGCAGGTGTCGGTCACCATGAACGCTAACGGTGTGTCTGGGCATGTGACGTTTGGGTCTTTGCTGGATGATTATCTGACGCGTCTGGCGAAGAAGACTAAGGGTATTGCTGGTTTGGCGGCGACGTCTGGGTCTGGTGTGCGCCCGACTAAGCCGCCGGATAAGCGGAAGCCGAAGAAGCCTGAGGGCGGCGTTGGTGCTGGCGTTGTGCTGCCGAATGAGAACGGGGTTGGCTACTGGTCTGCTGCTCGCCTGACGTGGGCCCCGGTGACGACGGATGTGCGTGGCGTTGAGTTGTCGATTGCCCGCTATGTGGCTCAGGCGGAGTATGAGGTGCACCTGCCTAAGGGCGGATCGTACTGGCAGGGCCTGTGGCACATCAGCTCCGCCAGTAATGCGATGGATTACCCGAACCTGGATGCGGGCGTGCAGTACCGGTTCCATGTGTATGCGGAGTCCTCGGATGGGGTCTACTCGGATTGGTCGGATTATTTCTATGTGACGATGCCGAGGGATACGGATCCGCCGCCGGACCCGTCTGCTCCTACTTTGGGGCAGAGGCAGGGCGTGTTGACGGTGACGTGGGATGGTAAGACGAAGGTGGGCGCCAGCATGCCGTCTGACGTGTCCTACCTGAACGTGGGCATCTACGGCCTGGCGCCTACGCCTGCCGTGTTCACGCAGAAAGGGAGCCTGCCGGCAAGGAAAGACGGCCAGTGCATTATCCCTGATCTGCCGTTGAATACGCCGTTGTCTGTGGCGTTGAAGGCTGTGGATCAGGCTGGTAACGAGTCGGCTTGGGGTCTGGCGGCCCCGATTAGCCTGTCTCAGGCCGGCGTTGACCCGGAGGTCATCAAGAGCCAGGTTGACGAGGCCCTGAAAAAGGGTGATGCGCTGTCTAAGGCTACGAAGGATGAGCTTCTGAAGATGTTCTCCAAGATGGGGCGCTCGGAGGATGTTGCTGACCCGTCGTATTGGGTGGGGCCGCCTGGGGAGGGGACGCCGGGTAGGACACTGTGGGTGTCTCCGGATGGCAGGATTTTCCGCTGTAAGAAGCGGGGTAGACTGACTTATAACCGTGATGCTGAACGTTGGGAGGCTACCCCGTAATGGCGTATAAGAAGTCTCGTGATGACTGGAAAGACTACCCGGATGGGGATACCCCTATCCTGGCGAAGCACCTGAACACTATCGAGAACGGGATCGTTCAGGCGGCCAACACGGCTGATGCGGCCTTGTCTGCGATGCCGGCGGGCGTGATGCTGCCGTTCGCTGGGAACAATATTCCTACTGGCTGGCTGAAGTGTGATGGCCGATCGCTGGCGAGGTCTGTGTATCCGAAGCTGTTTGAGGCTATCGGTACGACGTATGGTGCCCCGTCGTCGGTGACGTTCAACATCCCGGACATGTCTGAGCGGATGCCTATCGGCGTGAAGAACGGGGACGCTCAGCTGGGGGCCGTGGGCGCTCGTGGCGGGGAGCGCACGCATACGCTGACTGAGAGCGAGATGCCATCGCACGTGCACAAGGTTATTTCAAAGGGCGCAACGTGGAAAACCGGCGTTGCCGTGTGGGACTCGAATGTTGGTTCCGGTAGTGGCTGGAAGGTGCCGTCTGGTAGTGATACTGGCCAGCTTGATGAGCTGATTGCTGGGCCCACGGGTGGGGGTAATCCGCATAATAACCTGCCCCCGTATGTGGTGGTGAACTACATTATTAGGGCTGCGTGATGGCTGTTAAAAGGACTGAGTATCTTCCGTGGCCTGGCCCCCAGGAGTATCCGGGGCCTGACACTAAGCCGAACCTGAACTACAGCGCCCCGGATGCGACTCTTGTTCACGGCCGCTACGGCTGGGAGTGGGAGGAGGATACCTCCGCTGCTGTCCAGGATGTTAAGGCGGCCGTGGATGCGGCTAAGGGCATTCAGCGGTTCCTGAATATCAGTACTGACCAGCTGACGGTGAAAAGTACCGCGTTCATCAATGAGGCGATCATCCAGAAGATTTGGACGCGCGTCATCACGGCTGAGGAAGGCGAGTTCGCTAAGATCAAGGCGAACATGATTGAGGCCCATAAGGTAGTCGCTGACGAGGTGCGGGCTGGCGCGATTGACGGTATGGTGATTACCGGGGCGACATTCCAGACGGGACCCCCTGGAACTAATCCGCGCATCCTGATCGATAAGCAGGGCATGGATGTGTGGGATGAGAATGGCAAGCACACGTTCGCCGTGAGCAAGAAAGGGAACGTCCGTGTCGATGGCTCTGTGGGCATTAGCGACTCATGGTCAAACTGCTTTTTTGAGGACGTAAAGGCGAATGGGGGGCAGGATATTGATGGGGCGGGCGTCAAGATCGGCGTCGGCTTGCTTTTTAATCGCAATACTGGTAGTGACTATAGGGTTCCGGGTGCTATCACGATCCGGGAGAGGCCTGATGGTACGCCGTCTATTCAGTTTTTTGCGCCGTCTTGGACGACGCAGACAGCCAACATGGACCTGAGCTCGAAAAAAATCAACATCGTGGCCCCTAGTGGCGGGGAGCTCGATATTGATGCCGCCGGCGTTGAGGTGAAGTATAAGGGCAAGTTGGCGCTTCTCTGTACGGATGACCGTGTCCTTTTGCGTGGCGCGAAGTACGAGTCGGGTCAGTTCGGTGTGCGGTGTAACAAGAATGAGAGCGCTCTTTCATGGGACTGGAACTGTGATGTGCGCATGTATACCGATAATGACGGCCCGGGGCAGGTTGCTCAGTTGACCGCTAATAACTCCAAGCTTACGCTGCAGAGCAATCCCGATACTGATTATGTCGCTAATGTTCTTGGCGGCGGCTTGTATGCGTGGGGTCGGCTGGCTGGGACTAATAAGCAGTTCATTATTCCTCATCCGCTTGATCCTATGAATAGGGCACTGCAGCATGCGTGTACGGAGTCTCCTTGGCCGAGCGTTGAGTATTGGGACGCGGTTGAGATTGGTTCTGATGGTACGGCGGTGGTTGACCTTCCGGAGTATTTCAACGCTTTGCATCGCCCTGACTTGCCGGTGGGCGTGTTTTGTCAAGGACCTGGGAGCCCGCATGCGTCTGAGGTGCGTATGGGGCGGTTTACTGTGCATGGGGAGCCTGGGAGCCGCGTGTGCTGGCTAGTGAAGGCCGCTAGGCGGTCGGAGACGACTATGGGCAACACGTATGATGACCCGCCGGTGGAGGGCCCGTACATGTGGAACCGTGCGCCGGGTGACGAGGAGGGCGACCCGCGCAATCCGATAGATCTCCGTTGGCTGTATCAGCCTCCGGTTCCTACTAGCTGATAGGATGATGGCATGAGTGAGGATGAAAAGGATAAGCAGCTCGACGCTCTGCAGCGGATGCTTGCGGCGTTCGAGAAGCGCATGGGTGAGGTTGAGCGCGAGCTTGTGACCGCCTACGCGAACCTGGAGATATGCGCCCAGAAGCTTGCCGCGCTCCAGGAGGGTGCCGGCGGTGAGGGTGACTCCGCGTGAGTGTCACCGAGTATGCCGCCGCGCAGATGCGGTACTGGTGCGAGACGGGGGATTATGGGGGGGTTGGCTATAGTCAGCCTAGCCGGTGGTCTGCCTATGACTCGTCTGACTGGGATGGGTGGCTCCATGGGCCGGGTGAGGCTGACTGCTCTTCTGCCGTGTCTGGGGCCTACAACATTGCATTCCACCATGAGGGCGTGGACGTGCCCTTGTTCCCGCGGTCTACGTGGACTGGGAGCCTGCCGGCGGAGGCGCAGGCGCGTGGTTTCCAGGATATTGGGGATTCGTGGACGGGGACTGTCCCTGATGGCGGGTTTCGTGTTGGTGACGTGATCATGGCGGATGGGCATGTCGTTATGGTGACGACGTATGAGCCTGATAATCCCCTACTGTCGGAGTTGTGGATTGATGCGGCTGGCAGTATCTATGGTAGTGACGGTGGTGATGGTTCTGCTGCTGATGATACTGGTGGCGAGTCCCGCAGTATAAGGTACCTGGATCATCCGTTGACGGCTTCTGCTGGGTGGATGACGTGTTTGCGCTACGTGGGCGCCAACGGCGGCGGGGGTGGCGCCTCGTCTGGGCCAGCCTATGAGTTGTCGTTCATTCAGCGTGAGGTTCTGCGCGCTGCGGATGATACTGGGTGCCCGTGGTGGGCTGCTCTGGCTTGTCTGTGGATGGAGACCGGTGAGCGTGGTGCGAACATCTTCGGGCATGATGCTGGTGGTGCCTACAGTGGTGGCGGAGAGGTTACGGAGACGAAGTTCCGTGACTTCTTGCGGATGATTGCTGATGGGTGGACGTCGAATGGTGTTGGCCCTCTGCAGATCACCTACCCGGGCTACTTCCTGCAAGATCCCGAGCGGCGCTGGTGGGAGCCCTATGAGTCCGCTGTTGTGGGTTGCCGCATTCTGAAGGGGCTGATTGATGCTGAGGGTGATTCGTATGAGGATCTTCGGCGCGTGGGGTCTCGCTATAACTCTGGCACATCGGATGGGGCCTATGTGGCTTATGGTGTGCCGTTCTCTGATCGTTGTAAATCTTGGTACGACTATGGCCGCCCGAGCGGCCAGGATGGTGAGGATTGGCTCATGAGCTCTGAGGCTATCGACCTGCTCCGTAATATCTCCGACGCCGTTACGCCTGGTAAGGCGGGGGTGAAGTTCGATGGTGAACTGTACAACCACCTGAAGGAGACGCATAACACGGTTGAGAGGATTGAGGCCGTGTTCCAGCCTGGCAAGGTTGGTGTGCGTCCGGCTGGCGCGTTCGTTGACTGGATGAACTGGGTGTCGTCGAAGCAGGATGAGACGAACAAGCGTCTCGATACGCTTATCGCTGAGGTGAAGGCTCTCCGCGCCGCGGAGGAAAAGTGACGCTGCCGGACCGCTCTAGCGGGCAGCATGTCAATCGTACGACTAAGTTAGGTGAAGTGATGGCTGAGAAGCATCTTGCTACGACTGTGGACCGCACTACGCTGGGCGGTTTCCTGACTCCGGAGCGGCGTAAGGCCCTGTATGGGATTGCGTCTGCCCTGATGACTGCCGGTGTCGTGTACGGGATTGTTACCCCGGACCAGCTGGCGAACGCGGCTGACGTGGTGACTGCCGTGATTGGTCTTCTGACTGGTGTGGTGGCGTTCCTGCACACTGGCGGCGAGTACAAGGCCCCCGCTAAGGACGTCGAGGGCTGACGGTCGTCGTGCATCCGTGGTGGTGGGATGCTGAGATGGTTAACGCGGTCGCTGCTTTGGTGGTGGCGTTGACGGGTCTCGCGTCTGGTGTCGCGATTGGGCGGTCGCGGTCTAGGCAGGAGCGGGAGTATCAGGATGCTGAGCTTGCGGCTATCCGTCAGGCGGCGGAGACGGCTTCTGAGCAGACGACGAATCACCATGGGACGAATTTGCGTGATGATGTGACGGCGATTCAGGACCGGGTTGATCTGGTTTTGGATGCGTTGGCTGCTGAGTCACGGAGTCGTCGTGATGCTGATGTGAAGTTCGGTGAGAAGCTGGATGGTCTGATTGTGTCGTCCCAGTTGACGCATGGTGAGTTGTTTTCTCGTCTGCGTGATATGGAGTCGAGGACGTCGGAGTGTCAGTTGTCTCGTCTGCCGAAGGATCGTGGCCTGTGATATGATGCGCTGTGCGCCCGTTGGGGCGTGCGTGTGATGGTGTTGAAGCATCCCCCTCGACTTTGATGGTTTGGTCGAGGGGGATGCTTTTCGCTTAGCAGATGGGCGTGGTGGTGAAGACTTCGAGGCCGGTGAGGAGGTCTACGCCGATCCAGCGGATTGTGAATCGGGCGCTCACGGCTTGGTTGCGGCCAATGATGCGCCAGATGCCGGCGGGTTTTTGGTCGTCGTCTACGATGAGTGCTTCACGTGCTGGCTCATTGTAGGTTGGGGCTTCGGTGGCGACGTGGATTCCGTCGTTGGTGAGGCCTACCCGGAAGAGGTTGGTGGGGATTTTGGCGTCGATACCGTGTTCTTCGCTGAGGGCCCGGCGGGCGGCTTCGATGGCGTTTTCGCGTATGTTGCCATCTCCTAAGAGGTTTTTGAGGACGGTGGAGTCGGCTTTTATGGTGTGCTCCCATGATGGGTGGAGGAGGTTGATTTGGTCGTTGAGTGTCATGGCGGGTGCCCCTCTCTTAGTTGAGTAGGTTGGTGAGGTCTTCGAGGGTCATGAGGACGTATTGTGATCCTGGGTCTTGTGTTCCGCGGCGTTTGGCGGCGACGATGGCGACGTGGGCGTTGTCGTGGCGGGCTTCTCTGTGGGCTTCTGTGAGCCATTGTGCGGGCTGGATTTGTCCGCCGTAGTCTTTGCATTCGATGACGATGCGGCGGCCTTTGTGGTCGTGGACGCCTGCTATGTCTCCGCGGTCTCTGGCCCCGGTTTTGGGGCGGCGATCGATGTTGTCGTCGTCGAGTGTGTCGCGTAGGTAGTCGGCTATGAGGCGTTCGAAGTGTGCGCCGGCTTGTTTAGCTGTGCGCCGTGTTCTGGTCATTTCTTGCCGCCTTTGTTATGGAGTGGGCAGAGCGTGTATGAGGTGACTGCCCATCCGCGGTTGAGGGCGCGTATGGTGAGTTGCCAGCGGGGTTCTTTGGGGCCGCTGATGATTTTGTGGTGGCATCCTGGCTGTGCGCATTGGAGCATCCAGCGGGGGCCGTCTAGTGTGCGGGCTAGTTTCATTGGTCGAGGAGGTGTTGGCGGTAGTCGCGGATTGCTTGGACTTGGGTGGTTTCGCGGGTTTTCTCGTCTCGGTGGGCGGCGGGTTCGCCGTCCATGAGCTGGTCGAGGATGAGGTCTGCGAGTTGGTCGAGGAGGGTGAGTGTGGTGTCTGGTAGTTCGTCGTCGCTTTCTGTGCCTTCTATGAGGCGGAGGTAGTTGTGGGCTGCTTCGATGGCCTCGCTGGTGAGGAGGACGGTGTATTCGGTTTCTGTGCAGTGGGTGGTGATTATGTCGTCGGCTGCGGTGATGCCGGTGATGGTGCCGTCTTGGTGTAGCCAGGCGGGTTGGCCGTTGAGGAGTGGCTCGGTGGGGGCGTCGGTTATGAGGATGAGGGCCATTGTGGTTTGTTCCATTCCCAGATTGTTTGGCGGGTGACTTGGGCGTGTCGGGCGATTTCGGCGACTGGGTGCCCGTCGTCGAGGGCGCGGATGGTGGCGCGGCGGAGTTCTTGGCGTGCGCGGGCTACTTGTCGTTCGGCTAGTTCGAGTTTGAGTCTGGCGCCGTCTATGTTGGCGAGGTAGTAGGAGTTCACTGTGGTTCGCTGCCTGTGATGGAGATGATGAGGGCGGCGAGTCCTAGGAGGATGAGGATGCCGGGGATGTGGGCGAGCTGCCAGATGCCTACTCCGAGGAGGGCGAGGCCGGTGAGGAAGAGGCTGGTTGAGGTTCCGGGTTTCATGTGTTTTGGT